TTGATAAAATTATTGTAGCACGAGTAGGCTTGCTACTGCGCCATCCATTCTTTGGCAACATGGCTACACGCCTAAAAATTCAAGACGGCAGTGACTGGTGTAAGACTGCGGCAACTGATGGTCGCACTATTTTCTTTAATCGTGAATTCTTTACACCAATGACTACTAAACAAGTAGAATTCGTTATTGCACACGAAATTATGCATAACGTATTTGACCACCTAGGTCGTAAGGAAAGTCGAGATGCTAAACTGTTTAACATTGCCGCAGACTATTGCGTAAACGGACAGTTGATTCGAGACCGCATCGGTGATGTTCCCCCAAAAGAAATTAAAATCTTCCATGATACTAAGTATTACGGCAAGAGTGCTGAAGAAGTATATGACGACTTGTATGAGCAATACGACGATGACCAACTGCAAGCATTAGGCCAATTGCTCGACGATCACGTTGACTGGGGTGCCGGTGATGGCTCCGGTGACGATCAGGGTCAACAAGGTAATCGCCCGTCTTACACTAAAGAAGAACTTAAACAGATCCGCGATGAGATCCGTGAAGCAACTATGCAAGCGGCACAGGCTGCTGGTGCAGGAAATACTCCTGCAAACATCCAACGCATGATTAAGGAACTTACAGAGCCTAAAATGAACTGGCGTGATATTTTGCGTCAGCAGATTCAAAGCACAATCCGTAATGACTTTACATTTCAACGTCCTAACCGTAAGGGCTGGCACATGAGTGCAATCTTGCCCGGTATGAACTATGAGGAAACAATTGATATCTGTGTATCAATTGACATGTCGGGTTCAATCGGTGATGAGCAAGCTAAAGACTTCTTATCAGAGATTAAAGGTATTATGCAAGAATACAAAGACTTCAAGATTAAATTGTGGTGCTTTGATACTAGCGTATATAACGAAGCCGACTACGATGGTTACTCAATGGACGAGTTTGACGACTACGAACCTATGGGCGGTGGCGGAACTGAGTTTGATGCCAACTGGGAATACATGAAGGATAATGATATTACTCCTAAGAAGTTTATCATGTTCACAGACGGTTATCCATATGGCTCGTGGGGTGACGAAAACTACTGCGATACAGTATTCATTATCCATGGCAACAATAGTATTGTTCCGCCATTTGGCGAATACGCATATTACGATTTGTCTGATGCAACTTGATTTAGATTCATTTAGCTCAGGACAGATTGAAAGTAAACTGTGGGCGGCACAGCAATTAGAAAAGTGTATACAGCAACATAGCATCGGCCCTCTAGACATTTATATTCTAGGGGGCTGGTATGCTCTACTGCACTTTATGTTACAGGTTAGACAGCAGGTTACAATCAATAGTTGTCGCAGTTTTGATTTAGATCCGAGTGCGTGTTCTATGGCAAATATTATCAACAACACTTGGGAATCTAAAGACTGGGCGTTTAGAAGTTTTCCGCAAGATATGGAAACTGTTGACTATCCTGCTCACGTAAATTGTGTAATTAATACTAGCACTGAACATATTAAATCAAACACATGGTTTGATCGTATTCCAAAAGGCACATTGTGTCTTATTCAATCTAATGACCTAGTGCATATAGATCATGTTAACAATGTATCTAGTGTAGACGAACTTAAATCAAAATACAACTTATCAGAATACTATATAGAAGATAGTAAAACTATCGGAACATATACACGATACATGATTATAGGTAAAAAATAATGGCGTTAAAGAATGGCAAGCCTAATGCATTAAACTATTTCAACTTGCGCAGAGTTGAATTTAGCTCACCGCATTTCCGTTATACAACGGTAGAAAAATACAATCCAAATTTAGTTAGATCGCTAGACGAGTGGATCAAACAGAATTTAAACGGCCGATATTACATAGGGCAAGCACTAGCATTAGATTACACGAATACCATTGTATATGTAACTAAGATTGGTTTTGAAACTGAGAAGGAACTTAGTTTCTTCAAGATTGCCTGCCCTATCTTAGAAACAAGATAAATTATACTATAGTTTTCGATAAGGAGATACTATGACTGAACAAGTAGAAAACAAACAAGAACAACCGGGACAAGCACCTGCCCAAGAGGGTGCGGATTTAAACATTAACGACCTAAATGCAATGAAAGTTATTATTGATATTGCTAGCTCACGCGGTGCATTCAAGCCTAACGAAATGGTTGCAGTAGGGCAAACATATGCTAAACTAACTACATTCTTAGATAGCGTATCTAAACAAGCCGAAGGGGCAAAACAATAATGGCACAAGAAACTAAACACGTAGGCCGTCTACTAAAGTCCGGTAAAAAATGTGTAGTTGTATTCAGAACACTTCCAGGTGCGTCAGATCGCTGCCTAGTTGTTCCAACTGAAGGACTACCAGATTCGTATCACGATTCACTAATCAATCTAGTTGAAAGTAATGCAGGGCAATTTGCTTACGAGTTTGGCGAAGTTCTAGCTAGAACACAGTTCCCAGACGGTAGCATTATGCTTGCCGCACTACATACACAACAACGTATGGTTAGTGTTGGAACTAGCGAAGTGGAAATGATTCCACATCCAGGTTCTACTATTGTTCTATCTGAACTAAATCAATTGATTGCAGAACAACGTGGTGTTACAGTTGGTGACTTGTCTATCAAGGCTCCAGTTAATAGTTCTAATGTTGAAGTTACTGAAATCGGTGCTGCTCATGACATTAGTCCTAAGCCAGGTGAAGACTTGCATAAGACTGTTGAAGAAAGAGCAGCCGAGGCAGCAGCCGCAGCTATTCCGTTAACACCAGAAGATCAAGCTAAGAAGTTCCGCAGTGATGCTGATCGCCTAAGTAAAGAAGCTGCCGAGTTACGCAGACAAGCTGAAGTATTAGTTCCGACTAAGAAAAAGGTAGTGTGACACGAGTAGGCAAGTCGCTCCCAAAAGATGTAATAGCACACTGGCCTGAGGTATTTGGAGAGGTAAAACTTAATGTTCTACCCTTACGGTATCTTCATGCCGTGCTATTGAATTTTAAAGACGGAAAAACTTGGGAGATAAAGATCACAAGGCAGGTTAGAAATGGTGGCTGGGAAGCCTTTGAAAAATCTATTTCTGAACTAGTAAAAAGCTATGAAGAAAAACTTGATAATGTCGATTTTAAATTAGACACTAATCGAGTAAAGAAAGACATAGAAAAAAATACCGAACGTTTTTTAAATCGAAAGTTAAAATAAATAATGAATGTTAAACTCCTCTCTTACAGTCAACCCACTGCTGAATTTGCAAAAGCAGGAATCGATGACGCACAAGAGCTCATTGCATACTGTGCCAGAGTCTCAAACCCAAGCAACCAGCTCAACACAGACACAAGTGAAAAACTTATCAAGTATCTCATTAAACACGCACACTGGAGTCCTCTCGAAATGGTTTCAGCTTGCTTGGAAATTGAGACAACACGAGATATTGCACGGCAAATCCTACGACACAGAAGTTTTAGTTTCCAAGAGTTCAGCCAACGTTACGCTGACCCAACAAAAGATCTCGACTTTGTATTGCGAGATGCCAGACTCCAAGACACAAAAAATAGACAAAACAGCATAGTAACAGATGATCCTGAATTGTCTGCTTGGTGGGATGCTAAACAGAAATTCATTATTGAAACTGTTAAGTCTACATACGCAGAAGCAATTGAACGCGGTATTGCTAAAGAACAGGCCCGTGCTATTCTTCCAGAAGGTAACACAGTTAGTCGTTTATATATGAATGGCACACTACGTAGCTGGATTCACTTTATTGAATTGCGTAGTGCTAACGGCACACAGTTAGAGCATCAAGAAGTTGCTATTGCTTGTGCTAAAGTTATTGCTGAGATATTTCCAATGACCAGCGATCTTGTAGCCAAGTAAAATCATTTATCTTGCTCAATGCCTCCTTATTGGAGGCATTCTCTTGACCGTATTGTTTTCCGGCGAGTGCGCCTTTTAAGGCATTTTTGTCAGTTGTTTTACTGCACCATACAGAAAGGCGTTCTTCAGTTTCTGCATTATTTTGTCGATCAATAATCTTACTAGCTAGCTTAACACACTCTCTAAACGCACCTTTCCATGCTTCAAATGGCGATGATGCAAATTCAGTTGTATTGCTAACTTCGTCTATAATTCGAATGTTATGACTTAGACTAGTAGTTACATCTACACTAGCATCTCTATTAAAGAATAAGTGTTTAGGTAATAGTTTGATGCCGCCGTAGCCGTATTCCAATCCGTTTAAAGGATTGCGGCTTTTCCATATATGAACTGCATCAAAGTGATCTAAACTCACTTCGTAAGTAAATTTAAAGCTGTCTAGTATAACTGCATCTGCATCTACTACCCACATAAAACTTGTTGCACTTGCGGCTGCGGCTTGTTTATGTGCATTAAAAATACCATCTACCATATCAATTCTGTTTGCATACGGCACACGTTCTTTTAATTTATTCCAATTGTCTTCTGCATATGTTTCCCCGTAACTGATAAAAAACACATCATAGCATATTGGAGATTTTAAATATCGAGTAGATACTAACGGTGTTGGTGTTTCAAAATCGTCAAGTGTTAGTGGACGCTTAGACGGCACAAGGAATATCTTATTATGTAATTGATCTTGTAAGTAAAACACTCGATTAACAAAACTAGGAACAATCTTTAAAAAATTAAAATCTAAAGTTTGGATAGTTGGAATAATCCAACACATTTTTGTTCTTACTGTTTTTGAGTGCTTCTGAAATATATCTATAAAATTTACATCAGACGGCTCTACTACAACCCGCTTGGCTAGTGGAAACTGTTGCTTAGTTTGTTCTAAGGCAGTTTCAGGCCAATCAGTTTGATGGTAGAAGATAATGTCATACATTACTCTTTATCCAATACATTATTTGCAATTCTAGTTTGATCTGCGTGAACATGTCTAAAGAAACGGCTTGCACTTTCATCTAATATAGACAATGGTATATCAAGTTGCGGGCTAATTAAATCGCCTAAATCTTTGATATGTTCTAATACATTGTCGTCTGTGATCTTGCCAGTAACTAGCTCTTCCCATAGTGTTCCAAGGTATTCAAAATCACGAACTTGTATGTAGTCCCAATCAGTGCAGTTGGTCATATAGCAGCCTTGTCTTGCACCTAATATTGCCCATAAGCCGTTCTTAACATCAGCGCCAACGTTCATCCAAATTAATAAACGATGCAGGTTTTTCCAGTGGACTTGTCTTTTAAAATCACTATGCTTAACTCGCACACCGCGATCCAATGACATCTTTACACCCTCACGAAATCCTGCTCTCCACGCTTGATATGGACTAGCGTTATTATATACATCACTGAAGCAAGCATTCATTTGAATGTATTCTGCATCCCAACAAAAGTCTACTTGTGCATTAGGATCGTCTTCTGGTGCATTTTCGTGTGTCTTCATGTCTAACACATACTGCTTAGGCCATAGTTTTAATCCACCATTGCCATACATTAATCCGTTAATAACATTGTGTCCACACCAACTTACTACACACTTAGATAAGTCTTTATTTGCTTCAAAGTCTAATTCTTGATTAAAGAAACTTTCATGAACAATATTGTCACCGTCAACTGTTACAAATCGATCAGTTTCACTTAGTCGAGCACAGGCTTTGTGTGCTTCGTCACTGCCTTTAACTCCGTGAACACGCTTTGCCCAAGGCACCTTGTTCAATAAATCTGCATAGTTTTTTTCAGCGTTTGGTTCATCGTAACTGAGATAGATAATATCACAGTCAATGATTTTAAATTTTTGACTCATTTAATGTTTTAATTCCGTAAGTATCAAAGAAATGCTTTGTTAAAATTTTTACAGCATTTTTCTGTCCCTCAATAGCATGTTCATGAGGGATAAAATGTTTCTTGTTTTTAATTAACTCATCAAGTTTAAACGATATAGTTCGAACATGAAAGTTTTTATTTTGATCCATATATAGATAAAAATCTAAAGTAACATCAAGATCTTGTTTAGCTAGCTTGTGTATTACGTCTGGTCTTAGAACAAATCCCCAATGCTTTGTGTCTACGTGATTTTCTATAATTAAAGAAAAATCAGCCGTTGCATCAGGAACAATTGACAGTGCATTAAAATTAATATCTGTTCTAAGTTCCTCGTTAATATTAATCATTATAAGATCATTCTTTTCCAGAATAATTTTAAAATGGTTAAAGTTTTGCTTACCTTCTAAGAAGGGTTTAACATCATGATAAGGCATTTTAATAAATGTTTCTAAACCAGCTTTCGGCTCGTTTGTAATACAAATAATAGATCCGGTGCTTTTATCAAAGTAAACAAAATAGTCGTTGCTAAACATACTCACTGAGTGAGCTTGAGCAAGTTCGTCTTCTGTTAAGTATTCAATCTCTTCAGACATTTTTGCCTCCTAACGCAGTAACAATTGTGTTAGTCAGAAATGTATCTGTTACATAATGAAATACTCCATCCTGTATCATGTTTGAAACTAGAAGTTGATTGTCACCGTTAATATAATAATCTAATACATTAGTCCACAAACTAGGGATTGGATCGATATTTTGCAGATTAGATTTCATGTGAACAAAATTAAAATCTATATTGGGGTGAACAATTTGATCTTCAATTCCTAAAATTTTAGCTGCAATAGCTGCACTAACATCCATGCTAACCCATTTTTGTTTATTCTTAGGAGCAATGTCAAAATATACACGCTCCCAGTTTGCAACTACAAATGCCAACGTATTGTAAAAATCTAATGCAGGTTGATTTTTTTTAAAGTAGTGTAATCCAAAATACAAATTAGGCAGCTGATTTTCTGTAAACATTCTACGGTTAACATAGTCAGTTACCCGATTACCTTTAAAGTCTAAGACATGACTTGCAAAGAATACATCATAGTTTGATAACTGTTCCCACAATCTATCAAACGATCTAAACACTAACATGTCACTATCAAATACTATAGTTTCGTCATATGGAGTTACGTGATATAGTTTCCAACGATTTTCAACCTTCCATACACTATCGCTTGCTTGATCATCACCTGGAATTGGAATAATTTTATCAAATACTTCTTTGTATTCGT